GGTGGTTGACAATAACTATTATTAACTGGTAAAGTGTTTTTTCTTACAATAATTAAGGCCCGACACGATGACACGTTCAGACTACCAACAAGAAATAACAGAGCTGGCTACTGATATTTTAGATAACTCCAATAGTGATGATGATTATTATGACGCCGTACACGAGACCGTAGACGGTCATGAGTGGATCATTTATTACGCACACAATACCGAGGTGATACAGCACACAGACAACGCCAGTGCTTATGAGGATGTTTACAGTTCAGAGGATCTAGGCGATCTGGTAAAAGATAAGGGTGTGTTAGGGCTGAATACTATGATAGCTTATTTCGCAATGGCACAAGACCTTCTGGAGGAAATCAATAGTCTTCGCTCAACAACCGAGGCAAAAGAAAATGGCACCTATTAAGTAGTCAGGCACTACCCTAGGATCTCGGCCCGCCCTCGCGGGCCTTTTTTTGTCTACTATTTAAGGCGTACCGGGTCCGGTGGCTGGTGGAAGTTAAACCGTGGACCGTGGAAGTTAAACCGTGGACCGATGACCGTGGACCGTGGACCGTGGACCGTGGACCGTGGACCGATGACCGTGGACCGTGGACCGATGACGACGCCGAGCATCTCACCTGCACCCGGCCCCGGCAGCCCGGACCGCAGTAATCGCCCCGGGTCCCCCTGATATCGGGTCATATTTCACGCTAAAAAGACCAAAAAACGCGGTCCACGCCACGAGGCCTCAGGCCGTGGGGGGAAGAGCTAGGGCCATGTTTCTCTCAAATATTCATCAGAAATTTTAAATAGACTTTAACTGTCTTATATAAGCGTGTAATATTGCATATAACAAACGTTTTTCTTGCTGGAATGTTCCACGTGGAACACTGTAAATCTGCGTGACAAAAGTTAAAGGGACCCCCATGAGTAGAGCCACAAATCCTGCTGTAGAGGAAAAAACATTAAAGCTTCAACTGCGTTTAGCGCAGCTCGAAAAAAATGAAGAATGCCAATTTAATTTTTTAAAATTTGTAAAAGCTATGTGGCCGGAGTTCATTGCGGGTCGTCACCACAAGATTATTGCTGACAAGTTGGAGCGGGTCGCGAGCGGCGATCTGAAGAGGTTGATTATCAATATGGCACCAAGGCACACGAAGAGTGAGTTTGCGTCTTTTCTCTTTCCTGCGTGGATGATGGGCAAGAATCCGAAGATGAAGATTATACAGGCGACGCACACGACGGAGTTGGCTGTAAATTTTGGTCGTAAGACAAAAAACCTTTTGGACTCGGACGATTATAAAAAAATATTTACTAACGTGAAGTTGGCGGCGGACAGTAAGGCCTCTGGTCGGTGGGACACGAGTTCTGGTGGTATGTATTATGCCGTGGGCGTTGGATCAAACTTAGCGGGACGTGGTGGTGATTTAATTATTATTGACGATCCTCATTCGGAGCAGACGGCGATGTCGACGGCGGGTTTTGATGATGCGTGGGATTGGTACACGGGCGGTCCTCGACAGCGTTTGCAGCCCGGTGGAGCGATTGTTATTGTACAGACACGCTGGTCGGAAAAAGACATGACGGGTCAGTTGTTACGGGCGATGGCTAAAGATCCATTAGCCGATCAGTGGGAGGTTGTGGAACTTCCTGCAATATTTGCGGACGGTACGCCGTGTTGGCCGGAGTATTGGAGTTTGGAGGATTTGATTGCGGTCCGCGCATCGATACCGCCGAGCAAGTGGAACGCGCAGTACCAGCAGAATCCTACGGGTGAAGAGAGTGCGATTATTAAGCGGGAGTGGTGGCGGATATGGGACAAGGAGAAGGTTCCCCAGTTGGAGTTTGTGATTCAGAGTTACGATACGGCATTTTCTAGGAAACAGACTGCGGATTATTCTGCGATTACGACGTGGGGGGTATTTTATCCTAACGAAGGTGGTAGTGGTCCCAATTTAATTTTGTTGGACAGTGTGAAAGGTCGTTGGGATTTTCCGGAGTTAAAGGGGAAAGCATTAGAGCTTTATAATTTTTGGGAACCTGATACAGTGATAATAGAAGCAAAAGCGAGTGGAACGCCACTGACGCACGAATTACGTGCTCAGGGTATACCGGTTGTTAATTTCACGCCGAGTCGTGGTAATGACAAAGTAACGAGAGTGCATAGTGTGTCACCTTTGTTTGAAGCTGGCATGGTCTGGGTTCCGAATGAGACTTGGGCTGACGAATTAGTAGAAGAAGTTGCGGCTTTTCCAAACGGAGAGTTTGACGACTTGGTAGATAGTATGACACAAGCCCTTATGCGGTATCGTCAAGGTAATTTTGTGCGTCTTCCAACGGATGACTGGGAAGATGAAGAAAAATCTGCTAAAGTTAGTGTGTATTATTAACAAAGCCCTCGGCTTAATTACAGGATATTACCTTGGTAACTAAAACAAAGCCCATGGCGGTTAGAACAAATCGCCCTTCTTCCAGCAAAGGTCCACAGCCCATGGCGGTTAGAACCAAGCCGGTAGCACACTCTTTATCCACGGACCGTTTAGCAAATCCGATGCAGAGTATGGATGTTAAGAAGAATATTAAGGCCAAGCCTACGGAGCAAGCAAACCGACCCATATTGTCAGACAAGGCTGCTCGAATGATTGGAAATAGTCTTAAAGGTTTTGGCATTGCGGGTACAGCACTGACCTTGGGTAAAGCGGCTATTGATGCGGTGAGCTCTCTTCCCGGAGGAAAAAAGAAAGGAACGGCCCCTGCTTTTAGCAAGGATGGTAGAATCAAGAAATGAACCAAACTGCGGTAAACCTTGGAGCAGGCGGTTTTGTCTCGTATTTTGAAGATGGAGGTGCTACGGTCCTTTTAGAATCACCGATGGAAAACAACCAAGAGTTTTCTGAGGAACAGGCCTATGTTGAGCAAGGTGTTGGAGCGTTTATTGAAGATCGATTTTTTTCTGATCCTCCAGAAGGCACGGAAGGAATCCCTTTACCACTTAATGCTTCTACTCAAAACGACATACGAAGTTCTGGTCGCACAAATTCAGAAAATCGAGATTTATATTATCCGGAAGGGCAAACTTTTTTTGAGGCGCTTGCGGACACTTACAACTACCCTACTGAAGAATTGTCTGAAGGTGTCTACGGCATTGATCTTGAGAACGGTGCAACGCGCCATCAACGTCCGCGTCTCGATATGCCTACTCCTCAAGAGTTGGAAGATGTAAGAGCGCACATGCTTGGTTCGGCCATCACGGCCCGTGGCTATGGGCCCGAGACATCTAGGAAAGTGGGCGATGTTCATGAAATGTTCTTTAGTAATCGCGCTCATGCGGCCATGGACAAGCGGAACAATGCGGTAGGAATAAATCTTTTTAAGAAAGCTGGCATAGATGCAAGTACGTCGCAACTTACAGAACTGGTAGACAAACGCATCTTTGAACAGTTAAATGTAATTCTAGGTAGGACACCGGAGGAACAGGGTTCCCCGACAGACAAGCCGCGATGGAGTAAAAATTTCAGGAGCCCCGCAGATGGTCCTGACTTATACTTCCCTCGTGACAACTCAGGTTATTTCTTACCGGATCATTAGGAGCGTTTATGGCAACCGGAAAAACAAATGCGAGTTTGATGGACAGAAACATTCCATCTCAAATGAGCATGGCTGACATGTCGGCTGAAATTGAACTAGAACTTCCCGGATCACAAAACGACGTCATGGCGATGTTAAATGCCGAGGATGTTGAAAGTATTGAGATTACCTCTGAAGAAGACGGTGGGGTAACGGTGGATTTTGATCCTACTGATCAACGGGGCGAGAGCCTTGAGTTTAGTGCTAACCTTGCGGAAGAGATTCCGGACCGCGAGCTGGGGCGCATATCCTCTGAGCTGCTGGGCGAGTTTGATGCTAACAAAGCCAGTCGTCAAGATTGGGAATACGCGTATTCCAATGGCCTTGAGCTGTTGGGCTTTAACTACGAAGAGCGCACACGGCCTTTCCGTGGAGCCTCTGGTGTAACTCATCCTTTATTAGCCGAAGCGGCCACACAGTTTCAAGCACAAGCCTTTAACGAATTACTGCCTCCCTCGGGTCCTGTCCGAACGGTAGTGATGGGTAAGAACACGACTAAGAAGGCGCAGCAGGCACAACGCGTTCAGTCGTTTATGAACTACTACATTACAAATGTTATGGAAGAATACACTCCAGACATGGATCAAATGTTATTCTTTTTGCCGTTAGCTGGCTCTACTTTTAAGAAGACATATTACGATGAGACGCTAGACAGAGCAGTGTCCAAGTTTGTTCCGGCGGAAAATCTTGTGGTTCCGTATGAGACCGCAGACCTTGCTTCATGTCCTAACATTACACAAGTTGTTCGTATGTCGTTAAACGATTTACGCAAACGACAGGTGGCGGGACTGTACTTAGATGTTGAAGTAATTCCCTCACAGAAAGAATTGACTTCGCTTACGGGAGAGATGGACCGTCTAGTTGGAGTGGAAGCCAATCAGATTGATTATGACTGCACAATATTAGAGTGTCATGTGGATTTGGACCTCGAAGGCTATGAAGACATTGATGAAGACGACGAGTTTACGGGGATTAAAATTCCTTATATTGTCACGATTTCCGAGGATAATGGACAGATTTTATCAATTCGTCGCAACTATCTCGAAGAGGATTCCCTCCGTAAGAAGATCAGTTACTTCACACACTACAAGTTTTTACCCGGTTTTGGCTTTTACGGTCTAGGCTTGATACACACTATTGGTGGCTTGTCCCGGACAGCGACTTCTGCACTTCGACAGTTGATTGATGCCGGTACGCTCTCTAACCTTCCTGCTGGCTTCAAGGCTCGAGGACTACGGATCAGGGATGACGATGAACCTTTACAACCCGGTGAGTTCCGAGATGTGGACGCGCCCGGTGGAGCGATTCGAGACAGCTTAATGCCGTTACCTTTTAAGGGCCCTGACCAAACATTGTTTCAATTACTTGGATTTGTAGTTGATGCCGCACAACGGTTTGCCACGATTACTGATCTTAAAGTAGGTGATGGTAATCAACAGGCTGCTGTTGGTACGACGATGGCTATGATGGAGCAAGGCGCACGTGTAATGAGCGCGGTCCATAAGCGTTTACATTATGCTATGCGTCAGGAATTTAAGATTCTTGCCCGAGTGATGTCTGAGAGTTTGCCCCAAGAGTACCCATATTCTGTTCCGGGTGGCGATGAAACGATTATGCGGGAGGACTTTGATGACCGTGTTGACGTTGTTCCGGTCAGTAATCCTAATGTATTTAGTCAAGCACAGCGTATAATGTTGGCTCAGACGAAGATGCAGCTCGCGGCCCAAGCCCCAGAAATACATAACCTCCATGAAGTTTACCGTGATATGTACGAAGCGTTGGGTGTTACCGACATAGATCGCATAATGAAATCTGTGCCTGCGGAAGAGCCTACACCTATTGATCCCGCACAAGAAAACATTAACTCTTTAGATATGCTTCCGCTTAAAGCCTTTGAAGGTCAAGACCACGAGGCGCATATTAAAGCGCACTTGGTTTTTGGAACGAGTCCTATTGTTGGTAGTATGCCTCCGGTAGCGATGACGCTTCAAAAGCATGTTATGGAACACGTGCAGATTTCCTCTAAGGAACAAGCCGCCGTTGCTTACTTGCAACAGGTTCAGCAATCCGGTGGTCAACCAGCAGACGAAGAGCAGATGCTTGAAATTGAGCGTATGACTGCGCAGTTTATTGCAGAAGGTCTGCAAAAAGTGAAAGACATGTCTGGGGAAATGTCGGGTGCAGGTGCCCCTGATCCATTGGTTCAGTTGAAGGAAAAGGAGATTGAGGTTAAGTCGCAGGAGAATCAAGCGGATAATCAGATTGATCAAGCCAAGTTACAGCTGGATCAAAAGAATCAAGCAATGCGGTCGGAGCAATTTGGTAAACGGATTGCGGCCCAAGAACGTCAGACAGGCGCTCGTATTCAATCAGCAATGGACAGAGAACTACTTAAACAAACTAATCGGGATAATTAATCATGAAAAATCGAACAGTAAAAGTAAACGGGTCTACCCCGAGCAACCCCCCTAAAGCGGTTGATTATGCCGATATTAAAGACCAAGGTAAAATTCCTTACGGTAAGACAGCTCCGGCTCCTGTGGCTGGTGGTTTGACTGATTTTGCTAACACACCTCGTAGAATGAGGACCCGTGGCACGGGTGCCGCGATCAAAGGCACGACCCACATGGGTTACTAAAGTGGCTATTGCAAAAAGCTCTAGTAAAAGTAAACTACGTTCAAAGGTCGTTAAGAAGGTGCCTAACCGCGCTTTAAAAAGTTTTAGCCCTATCGCACGTCCTCAACGTTTTATAGGAGTGTTGTAATGTTCCGTTATGAATCCAAAGACATCGACGGCGTTCCTTCTCTTGCTAACATAACTAGTCGCCTCCAAGAATACGAGCCCTTCGAGCGCGAAAAAATCATGCGGGATTGGCTTAAGGCTCATGCAAACCGGACACCAGCGGTAGAACCCGGACCAGCGGTAGAACCAGCGGTAGAACCAGAACCTTACGTTCCTATTGATGTAGCAGTTCCAACGGATTACCCTTACGTTCCTATTGATGTAGAAGTTCCAACGGATTACTCTTACGCCCCTGTTGGCGTAGAAGTTCCAACGGATTACTCTTCAATAAATGGCTCGAACACGCCCGATACTGCTTTGGGCCTTGGGTCGTTGGCTTCAAATCTTGCACCCGCGCAACAGCAAACACTGATCAATCAGCTTTTGCAGCAAGGGATAGACCCCCGTAGCGTATTTACCCAAGGTGTTCTAGCGCCTTCAGGCAACGTGTTTGAAAGACCCTATGCGCAGCAGGGCATAGGCTCGCTTAACAGGCTGCTTTAAGGAACCGTTAGGAATACGGTTAAAAGGGTGGTATAAGGTATCTTACTAATTTATTTTAAGGAGGGATTATGATTCAAGCATTGATTGGTCCTATAGTGGGCTTGTTGGATAAGTTTGTAGAAGACAAGGATCAAAAAAGTGCCTTAGCACATGAGATTGCTACGTTAGCAACTCGCCAAGCACATGAATCCGCCATGGGTCAGATTGAAATAAATAAGGCCGAAGCAGGCCATAGGAGTCTTTTTGTAGCGGGGTGGCGACCATTCCTTGGTTGGGGTTTAAGCTTCGCTATGATTTGGCATTTTGTTTTAGTGCCGATGGTTACCTTTGGGTTTGCTTACGCTGGTGTTGCGGCACCTGCGCTACCTGCGTTTGAAATGGAAAGTCTTATGACTGTGTTGCTTGGGATGTTGGGTCTTGGTGGACTTCGCACGTTTGAGAAGGCAAAAAGATTAACAAAATGAGCTATAAATTATCTAGCGGAAGTCTGCTTAATTTGCAAGGGGTACATCCTTTGCTAGTAAGTGTGGTGCAAACCGCTATTAAACTTACGGCGACAGATTTTGGTGTTATCCAAGGCGTTAGAACTTTAGCGGAACAACTAGAATTGTTTGAAAAAGGCGCTTCTAAAACCATGAAGAGTTTTCATTTATTGCAAGACGACGGTTTTGGACACGCGGTTGATCTTATGGCGTATATTGGGTCAAGATCGTCTTGGGAAATGTCTCTATATGATGACTTAGCTGATGCTATGAAAGAATCCGCCCTTGAGCATGGCGCTCATATTCGTTGGGGAGGTGCATGGACCGTGGACAATATCGCGCAGTGGGACGGAACGATGCAAGAGGCTATGGATAGTTATATTGATAGGCGCCGGTCTCAGAGCCGTCGTCCGTTTATTGATGGTCCTCACTTCGAGCTACGATCTATCCCATAATTTTGCAGTTTACCCTAGCTCGTCCCATATAATGTGTGATAAGATTATATCGGACAATGTTTGATTATATGCGAGGGGTGGATAGATGGATGAATTATATGTAGCCGAGGCTGTTTTTAGAATTGCAAAAGAAAGGCGGCAAGGCATAGCAGATTTAATGCTTCATGGTAATGTTAAGACCATGGAACAATATCGTGGGTTAATGGGCAATTTAGAGTGTCTTACTCACGTGGAACAGGAACTAAAAAGCCTGCTAGATAAACAAGAGCAATCCTTATGACAGTAACAACGACAGACCCCGATTCGGGTAAAACAGCGTTAGAAATTGCCCGCGATGAAAGAGCCTTGGCTCAAGCCACAGAAAAAGAAACAAAAAAGGAAAAAGATGACGTTAAGAAATCCGACGGAAAGAATGCGGCTAACCTAGCGGATGCTTACGTGGACACGCCACGCCTTAACCCTGACGCTATCGGGAAAACTCTCTTAGACCGAATGCCTAATCCTACGGGCTGGCGGATTTTAATCTTACCTTACCAAGGTACAGGAAAAACCGCAGGCGGTATTTTTCTTCCTACAGAAACTGTAGAGAAAAGCCAAATTTCCACCCAAGTTGGTTATGTTTTGAAGATGGGCCCATTGGCCTATCAAGATACAGTCAAGTTCCCTTCTGGACCGTGGTGCCAAGAAAAGCAATGGGTTATGTTTGCCCGGTATGCGGGCTCGCGTTTTCAGATTGATGGTGGAGAAGTAAGAATCCTTAATGATGATGAAATTTTATCAACCATTCTGGACCCGGAAGATATACATCAATTAACTTAAGGAGATAAAAATGGCTGAGAATAACGAAGTTGAATTAGACGTCGGTGATGCGGAAGAAGTAGAAATAGAGGTGATGGACTCTGATATTGATAATGAAGATAGTTCTGAAGATCAATTTTCCAAAGCTGAAACCTCCACTCAAAAGCGCATTAGTCGTCTTACTAAAAAAATGCGTGAAGCGGAGCGCCGTGAGCAAGAAGCTATTCAGTATGCTAAAGCGGTACAAGGCGAGTCAAACAACCTTAAACAACGGCTGTCTAGCTTAGATACCAGTTATGTTACCGAGTACACCACTCGTGTTAATACTCAAATGGCTCAAACGGAAGCTAAATTAACTCGTGCGATGGAATTAGGGGATAGTCAAGCGGCTGTTGAAGCTCAACGCGAGCTTACTTCGCTTGCTATTCAACAAGATAGAGCCAGTCAAGCTAAGTCGAGTTCGGATAGAGCACGGCAACAAGCTGAAGCAGCACAACAACACCAAGCTCGTCAGCCAATGCCAGCACAACAGCCTAGAAGGCCTGATGCTAAAGCAGAGCAGTGGGCATTGCGTAACAGTTGGTTTGGTTCAGACGAAGCAATGACTTATGCGGCGTTTGGAATACACAAAAGATTAGTGGAAGAAGAAGGATTTGACCCCAGCGGAGAAGACTACTATACTGAGCTGGATCGCCGTGTCGCGGATAAATTCGGGAACGGCTCAAAAGGCACCAACAGACGACCCGCTCAGACAGTCATTGGCGCTTCAAGAACACCATCTGGGCGCAGTAGTGGGAGAAAGGTCCGACTCACCCCGAGCCAAGTTGCAATTGCAAAAAAACTGGGTGTGCCGCTTGAAGAATATGCGAAATACGTGAAGGAGTAAAAAAATGACTGAACAAAATGATAAAGAACAAAATAGTTTGTCTATAAACCGTACTTCTCGCGCTAACCAAACTCGGGAGAAACAGGCTGTTCGTAAGCCATGGGCTCCCCCGTCTATGCTAGATGCACCACCTGCCCCTGATGGTTTTAAACATCGTTGGATTCGCGCCGAAACGCGTGGCTTTGATGATACAAAGAACATCAGTGCCAAATTAAGGGAAGGTTATGAACTGGTCCGTAAGGACGAGTATCCTGACTTTGAAAGCCCTACTGTTGAAACAGGTAAATACAAAGGTGTGTTTGGAGTTGGCGGATTGCTACTCGCTCGGATTCCGGACGAAACTGTAGCCGAAAGGACTAACTACTTCGCAGGTCGAAGTAAAGACCAGATGGATGCAGTGGATCACGACATGATGAGAGAGAATGCACATTCATCGATGACGATCAATAAACCCGACCGTCAATCTCGTGTAACTTTTGGTGGCCCCAACAAATAAAATGGGCTACCCCTTTAGGAGAGAATTATAATGGCTAATGCAAATACGGCCTATGGTCTCCGTCCTATCGGGCTTGTTGGTAGTGGTGTTAATTCTACTGGTGTAACCCAGTATGAAATTGCTTCCGACAACACTAATGTGATTTACCAGTATGCGCTATGTGTACCTACTTCGGCAGGCACCATTGATCAAGCTGGCAGCACAGCAGGCGGCACTACGCCTGCACTTGGTGTCCTGATGGGCGTAGAATACGTTGATTCGGTTTCAAAGAAACCAATCTGGATAAGTTACTGGCCCGGTTCTGGCTCTGTAAGCGTGGATACTAATTATCCTGTAAAAGCTTTCGTTGCTGATAACCCAAACCAGTTGTTTAAAGTCGCGTCTGACGCATCACTAACTGATCGTGCTACCGCACTAACAGCAGTGTTCGCAAACGCATCGTTGGGAACTTCCGCACGAACTGGTTCGAGCGTAGGTAACTCAACATCCGCCTTGGGCGTGTCCACAATTGCAACTACGGCTACTTTGCCGTTGCGTATTGTAGGCATTCAGGACGACGCAGGTAACACCGACTTCGCAGCCGCTGGTATCCCGATGATCGTTCGTATTAACGCTCATTATAACGCTAACACAAGCCGTTTTGATTCGCAGACTACTGCGACTTCAACGGGCCTATAGGAGGGTTAGATCATGGCTATTTCTCGCGCACAACTAGCGAAAGAGCTTGAACCCGGCTTAAACGCCCTGTTCGGACTTGAATACAACCGTTACGAAAATGAGCACACTGAAATCTTTGACGAAGAGTCTTCGGACAGAGCGTTTGAAGAAGAAGTAATGCTTGGTGGTTTCTCCACAGCACCTGTTAAAAATGAGGGACAGTCCATCAGTTTTGACGACGCTCAAGAGACTTATACCGCTCGTTACACTCACGAAACCATTGCGCTTGCATTCTCAATTACTGAGGAAGCAGTGGAAGACAATCTGTATGATCGTCTTGCATCGCGCTACACCAAAGCTCTGGCTCGCTCTATGGCCCAGACTAAGCAAATCAAAGCGGCAGCAATCATGAACAATGCGTTCACGGCTGGTGTCAATGCGGTTGGCGATGGTGCAGCACTTTGTTCAGCCGCGCATCCGTCTTTATCGGGTAACCAAACCAACGTCTTGGCAGTTGCTGCCGACCTTAACGAAACTTCGTTAGAGCAGATGTTGATTGATATTGCTGGTATGACAGATGAGCGTGGTTTGAAGATTGCTGTTCGCGGCATGAAGCTTATTATACCTAAAGAGCTTCAGTTCATCGCAGAGCGAGTTATTAACTCGAACCTGCGCTCTGGTACTGCGGATAACGACAATAACGCAATGAAGTCTATGGGAATGCTTCCAGACGGTGCGGTGGTAAACCACTTCCTTACTGACACAGATGCTTTCTTCATTAAGACTGATGCACCTAACGGCTTCAAATACTTTAACCGTTCTGCCATTAAAACGGCAATGGAAGGCGACTTTGATACCGGCAACATGCGCTTTAAGGCACGTGAACGTTTCTGTTTCGGTGCATCCGATTGGCGTTGTGTTTACGGTACTCCCGGCGCTGCGTAATTTTACGCAAAACTGTTGTACTAGAAAGGGAGCCTAATTAGGCTCCCTTTTTTTGGGGAAAAATTGACATGAAAAAACTTATTTTTATCTAAAAGCAGGCTTCGACCATTTTTTAGCTTAATATTGACAGGTAAAAGGTACGATGGTATGTTAAACCTATCGGGAAACATTCCGGTGAATCTGACAGTCCCGACTGACGATATGCAGACAGGTTCACTTTAACTCGCATGTGAGAATTTTCTAATGTCTAATACAACTTTTTCGGGTCCAGTCACTTCTACTAATGGTTTTATCGGAAGCCTTGTTGGTGCTGTTACAATCTCGCACACCACACAAGCAGCCGTAAATTCCACTGGTACAGCCACAGCGGCTCAAGTTGCAACCGGCTACATTACCAGCACTTCTGCTGCGGCAACCACCATAACACTGCCTACAGGCACTTTGCTCGGGGCGGAACTAGGCGCAACTCAAGGTTATGTTTTCGAGCTGTCCGTTGATAACACCGCAGGCGCAAGCACTGTGACTATTGCTGTGGCTGTAAATGGTATCAAATCGAGTGCCGCAGTTACCACGGCGGGTTCGTTTGGTGATGTGTCTGTTGTAGCAGGACCGACCGGCTTGGCGCGATTCACCCTCATGTTCTCCAGCGCCACTGCATACGTTTTCACACGCACAGCGTAACAGGAAGATTAACCCATGTCAGGCTCAGATGTAAGATCAATACGCATAACCGAAACGGGGTCACTAGGTATTGGTCCCGCTCGGATTAGGCAGATTCAAGTCCAAACAACGATTGGTTCTCCACGCCTTACGATAACGGACGGAAGCGGTGGCGCGGTTGCTTTGGACATGGATCTAGGTGCCTCGGTAACGCACTCGGTTAACATACCATCTGATGGCATTCGAGTTTCTGATATATGGCTATCTAATTTAACCGCCATTACGTCGGTTACTGTTTTTTACAGTTAAGGAAGAGATCACTCATGGCCTCTGACATAAAATCAACTTACCTAACGGCTTCCGGAGATGTTTTCGCGGGCCGTTCTAGGATAAAAGCAATCCATTATCAGGCAGGTACTTCTCCTACGCTTGCCCTTAAAAACGGCGGATCGGGCGGCACCACGCTACTGACAATGGCTTTTGCTAATGCCACTGATGACAACGTGTACCTGCCTGATGAAGGGATGTTGTTTGACGAAGGTTGTTATGCCGTACTGACTAACATCACCAACATCACGGTTTTTTATAACTGAGGTAGCTATGGTTACGCAGGTAACACCTCCTACAAAACAACCACGAGCGCAAGGTAAAAAAAACCGACAAGCCGTGACGGGGATCTTATGGAAATAAAAGAAGTTTTAGCCAAGTTAGAAAAGCACGAATCCGAATGTAACTTACGCTATCAACGGATAGAAGAAAAGTTAGGTGAGCAAAAACAATTTGCGACGGCCCAACAGTTGTCTTTAAAAGCTTTAGACTTAAAGATATGGGGCCTTGCCGTATTAATTATAATAGCGCCTATCATCCATAAATTTTTGTCCTAGACATGAACAACTCTTTTTTTAGTGATGATTTGGAAGCAAAAATAGAAAAAGAAATAAAGGCTTGGTCCTCAAGTGTTTTGGAAAAGCCCAACCCTTATTTTAACAACTTACCTCCCTGCCCGTATGCCCGTAGTGCGTGGATAAAAAACAAAGTAGCTATTATTTTTAATCACGAAAATAACTATCAATCTTTATATTCGTGTATTTCTCAGTTTGACGAACAATACGAGATAGCTGTTTTAGTTGATCTTGGTAATGTAAAAAATGCAGACGATTTTCACCAATACTTAGACAGCTTAAATCAAGTAATTTCCGAAGGCATGTTTATTGACAAAGACATCTGGTTAATGGGTTTTCATCCTGAAGACGAACCAAGTGATTTTGTGGAAGAAATTGAATTTGATCCTTTAGTAGAAAAGCCTTATGCTATGATATTTGTTCAGCGTTTGTCTAAGCTGCAAGAAGCGGCAGACAAGTTGCTTAAAAAAGGATATTATGATAGCTATGATGCTGAATATGACGCAAGCACCATTTACGGTGTAAGAGAAACCTTATATAGGAAGCTAAAAGATGGCGATAAAACCTAAGAAACGAAATCCTTCCCTTAAAGCTGGTGCAAAACCAATGCGTAGTGGTGGCATGGTTAAAAAGATGCGTAGTGGTGGCATGGTTCAGAAAATGCGCAAAGGCGGAAAAGTAAGCAAGTGCGCGGTGAGGAATGCCTAATGGCAAGCAAGGGTTTGTATGCGAATATTAACGCAAAAAAGAAACGCATAAAAGCGGGTTCTAACGAAAAAATGCGTAAGCCCGGAACAAAAGGCGCTCCTACCGCTAAAGCTTTTAAGCGGTCGGCGAAAACCGCAAACAAAAAAAGGTAGGTACGGATTATGGCTACATCCGGAAGCAAAGATTTTGAACTTGATGTTGCAGAGTATGTCGAAGAGGCATTTGAACGCTGCGGTCTTGAAGTTCGGACGGGTTACGATTTAAAATCCGCAAAGCGGTCTTTAAACCTTTTGCTGGCAGACTGGGCTAATCGGGGTCTGAATCAATGGACTATTAAACAGCGTACTCTTCCGATGGTCACTGGAACAGGCGAATATGCTGTGGGCGCGGACGTTATTGATATTTTATCGGTAGTGGTTCAACGCGACGGCACGGATTTCTCTTTGTTACGGTTGAGCCGGGATGGCTTTTTAACGATACCCAATAAAACGACACAAGGTCGTGTTAATCAATTTTTCTTAGATAGACAAGTTACACCTCAGTTAAAGCTTTGGCCTGTTCCGGACAATAGCACCGATGTTGTCTATTACGACGCTTTAACGCGCATGGACGACGCGGACATATACACGAACACAATGGACATGCCCTTCAGGTTTTATCCATGTTTAGCGGCAGGTTTAGCCTATTATATTGCCTTAAAAAGGGCTCCCAATCGCGTTCAGGTCCTAAAAGGACTCTATGAGGAGGAGTTTGAAAGAGCTGCTACTGAAGATAGAGACCGCGCATCCTTTAATGTTGCACCTCAGTTCAACTATTATGGGAGGGGCTGATGGCCAAGTTTGCTTCTGGAAAGGAATCGTGGGCTATCTCCGACAGATCGGGATTTCGCTATCCCTATCGCTTAATGAAGCGAGAATGGAATGGCCTGTTGGTTGGTCCAGATGAGTTTGAACCCAAACAGCCTCAGTTAGGACCTTTCCGTAAGGTAAATGATCCTCAAGCACTCCAAAATGCGCGACCTGATAGGGTTGAGCCTTTGGATGTTTACGTTGGATTGCCTTTAGTAATTGCACCAAATTTAAGGCCGGTACAAGGTTTTGGCCAAACTGGATCAGTGACGGTAACAACATGAGTTTTACTTACGCACAGCTTAAACAAGTTATTCAGGACTACACCGAGAATAACGAAACGTCTTTCGTCACTAATTTGCCTATTTTTATTACGCAGGCAGAGGAAAGAATCCTTAAGAACGTCCAATTAAGCCTGTTCCGAAAGAACGTTAACGGCGCAATGACCGCTAGTAACCGGTTTTTGGCGGCCCCCAGTGACTTTTTAGCGCCTTTTTCGCTATCTTTTGTGGATGGAAACAGCGACCACGTGTTTTTACAGTTTAAAGACCCGGATTTCGTTCAAACTTTTAACCCAAAAGCTGCCACTACGGGTGATCCACGGTTTTATGCGGTATTTGACGTAGATAACTTTATACTAGGCCCTACCCCTGATGGCGCGTATACTGTAGAGCTTCATTATTTCTACCGTCCGGCTAGTTTGACGGCTGGTGCCGAATCTGCGACAACATGGCTTAGTACAAACGCTGAGATAGCCTTATTATATGGTTGTTTGGTAGAAGCGTACATATACATGAAGGGTGAAGCCGATATGATGGCCATTTACGAGAAACGGTTTGTCGAAGCGCTTACTGGAATGAAGATGTTAGGTGAGGCTAAAGAAGTAACGGACGAATACCGTACTGGCCAAGTAATCAGGCCTAAACAATGAGTGCCGTCGCCTTAGAACTAACCGTCCCTGTCTTCAAGGTGAATGTACACACCACTAGCGGACGAGGTTTTACCCCGCAGGAAATTGCGGAGAGATGCGCTAATTCAATTATTGCCATTTCGGACGACGCTAACCCTGCCATTAGGGCGCAAGCCCATGCTTTTCGTGGGCAACTACTAAAAACCCTAGAATTTTACATGCGTGAAGCTATTAAGTCTGATAGGACGACGGTGCATAACGCTTTAACTGACGCAGGCCATACCGAGCTTGCTAACTATATAAGGAGAATGTGACCATGTCTTTTTCAGGAAACTTCATGTGCACCAGTTTTAAGAAAGAACTGATGTATGGTGCCCACGACTTCGACGCTTCCACCGGCGATACATTTAAGATCGCTCTCTATACTAACTCGGCGACGATGACTGCGGCGACAACGGCGTATTCAGCGAGCAACGAAACTAGCGGAACAGGTTATGTGGCGGGCGGCGAGGTATTAACTGCGGTAGACCCGACATCTTCTGGAACTACCGCTTTAACTGATTTCACCGATGCAACGTGGTCAACGGCTACGATTACGGCTCGTGGGGCGTTGATTTATAATACTACGCCTAACACAACCTCAATCGCTCTCACCAACCCTGCTGTAATAGTGTTGGATTTCGGTGGAGATAAGACTTCAACGGCGGGTGATTTTACCGTAGTTTTTCCAACGGCTGATGCCAGTAATGCGATTATTCGGATAGCCTAATGGCTAATGTAACCGTCTCCTTCAAAGGTTGGAATTCTTCCAGTCAAAGTTGGGGCGGTGGGCCATGGGGCCAAGATGAAGGACTTCCTGCATCAACCGGAACTATAGGCACAGTAAGTGTTGTTGCTGCGGCTAATGTTCCGGCTACGGGACTACAAGCCGCAGGCAGCGTTGGTTCCGTCACGATTAGTGCAGATGCAAACGCCGTTGTTACAGGTGTTGCTGCTACAGGTGCCGTGGGTTCCGTCACGATTAGTGCAGATGCAAACGCCATTGTTACAGGTGTTGCTGTTACAGGTGCCGTGGGTTCCGTCACGATTAGTGCAGATGCAAACACCATTGTTACAGGTGTTGCGGCTACAGGTGCTATTGGTTCCGTCACGATTAGTACAGATGCAAACGCCATTGTTACAGGTGTTGCTGTTACAGGTGCTATTGGTTCTGTTACAGTGGTGGCCGAGGCAAACACCGTTGTTAGTGGTGTTTCGGGAACAGGGCAAGTGGGTAGTGTTACGGTTGAATCCGACGCTATCGTTAGTGTAACAGGAGTCTATGCAACATGTGTTGTGGGGCAAGTGCTGGTTTATGGGCGTATTGTGCCGGATCAAGATCCGAACTATACTGAGATAATACCTAGTCAGTCGCCAACATGGTCGGACGAAGTGCCGAGCCAAAGTGCAAATTGGACACAAATAGCAGCGTGAGGAATTAGAAATGCCTAGTACATATACCGTCAATCTTGGTATTGAACAACCAGCAACCGGTGAGCAGTCGGGAACGTGGGGAGATACGATCAATGACAACTCTACTATCCTAGACGAGGCCATTAACGGCGTCGTTACGATAACCCTTGCCGCCGCAGGCTCTTTCGGCTCACCTAATCAAATCGCGATTACTAATGGTGCCTCTTCTGCGGGTCGTAATAAATGGATTGAATTTGCCGATGGCGGTGATTTAGGGGCAGCGGCTTATGTTGAGCTAATTCCAAACGACGCGGAGAAAATATGCTTTATTCGCAATAGTCTCGCGGGTAGTCGATCAGTTTTCATTTTCCAAGGAACGTATGACGCGGCCCGCGACCTTGAGATTGCTGCGGGCACTGATGTGCTGGTTAAATTCAGCGGTGGTGGAAGTACGGCTACTGTCATTAACGTTTACGCCAACTTAAAGGTTGACGGAATAGTGGCTACTACGGCAGACATCAATGGTGGCACGATGGATTCGACCACGATTGGTGGATCTACCGCTGCGGCGGTTACTGGTACAACAATTGTTGCTAACACTAGCCTTAACATCGCCGCCGATGGCGCGACGGTTACCGGCATCAAAGACGAAGACAACATGGCGTCTAACAGCGCCACCAAACTGGCCACTCAGCAGTCTATTAAGGCGTATGTTGACGCACAGGTAGCCACGGTCGATACGCTTTCGAAAGTCCTTGCTATTGGCAACACTTCTGGCAGCACGGATATCGACATGGATAATGCACAGAAGGTGCAATTCCGTGATGCCGCCATATACATTAACTCCAGCGTAGACGGCCAGCTAGATATTGTGGCAGATACTGAAATACAAATTGCAGCCACTACTATAGACATTAATGGGGCGGTCGCGCTTAATAGCGCATTAACCACCACCTCTACTATAGATGGTCGTGACGTAGCCGCAGATGGTGTGACAGCAGATGCAGCACTTCCTAAGGCTGGTGGTACTATGACAGGTGCTATTACAACGGCAGGAATATCATCGGTCACAGCAGGAACAGGCAATTTTGTGGCAGGCGCTGGCGCTGGTGACTCAATCGTTGCAGGTGGTAATAATAACACGCTGATTGGAGATGGTGCAGGAACTGCGATTACCACAGGCGTTAATAACACAGCTAGTGGAAAAGACGCACTTCAAACTAACACTACTGGTAATAATAACACGGCTAGTGGGTTACAAGCGCTCCATAGCAACACCACGGGTAGCGGAAACACAGCTAGTGGACGAAGCGCACTCTATAGCAACACGACTGGATATAATAACACGGCTAGTGGATTCACATCCCTTTATAGCAACACTACTGGCGTTAATAACGTGGCTAGTGGACAAAGCGCACTTTATAGCAACACTACTGGTAATAATAACACAGCTAGTGGACAAAGCGCACTTTATAGCAACACCACTGGTACTAGCAACATGGCTAATGGCCACGCCGCACTCTTGAGCAACACCACGGGTAATAGCAACACGGCTAGTGGATTCACATCCCTTTATAGCAACACTACTGGTAGTAATAACACGGCTAGTGGGTCGCAAGCACTCTATAGCAACACTACTGGCGTTAATAACGTGGCTAGTGGACAAAACGCGCTCTATAGCAACACTACTAGTAATAATAACACAGCTAGTGGACAAAGCGCACTTTATAGCAACACCACTGGTACTAGCAA